TTACCTACCTCAACCCCATATAAGGCCCTGTAATGGCTTCCTACGCCCTCTGCATAGGCACTCATACCTAGTCTGTGGGTGTGGCCACACAATACAGATTTACCCCATTTTTTAGCCAAGTTAAGAGCTGTAATACCAGCGTGCTGAGACATATTGCCTTCATCGCCGTGGGCCAACATCCACCCTGGGTGAAACTCATAAGCGGTTTTGTGGTACTCCATACCCATATCCTTGAAACCCATAAAGGCTGGGTACTGTAGTTCGGGTAAACTGATTAAGCCAGGGACTTTTAGTAAAGTGTTATATAAGCGATCAGTATGATTACTGCGGATAATATGGCACTCTCGGCTGTACTCACTGAGATCCCACAGTATCGACTTAGTAAGTTCCCGATCATCGTGAATGGTTTGACGATAAGCCAAAGGTGTGCCCTCAGCCCACTTGCTAATTGTATTAAAATCAATTTCATCCCCGACCACCAATACTGAATCAAACTTTTCCCGCCTGGCCAACTTAATAACATTTTTTACAGCTGCCTCGTGATGGAAGGGCACCTGCAAATCTGACACAACTAACCAACGCTTAATCTTCACCTTCTTCGAAATCGTCAAGTGGGTTTTTTATAGGATCTTTAGTATCTACGATCCAGTCTGGATAACTAGACCTATCCATCGCAAACGCTAGAGCTGTGCCCTCATCCATTCCAGATTTCCGGCAAGCCATATAAACCTCATTAGCTGCTATAGCCCAGAAGTCTAGTTTTGTAAGTACAGGCTCTTTAGTAGTCCTGCGCCTAGGTGCAACCTTCTTTTTTGGTTTGCGTTTAGTTGCCATTTTAAAATTATGACCTATTGATCAAAACAAATAGATCATCGACACGCTTCTCCAGCCTTAAACTTCGCTGATCGATCCTGTCCACGGCATCTTTTATCGAGCTGCCAGAATTTGGGCGCAACTCATTAAGCCAGCCTTTAACTAAAAAACGTAATCCTATTAGACCGCCTGATAGCACGGCCATAACGCCAGCGCCAAAGCCAGCCCATTCGGTAGGACTCATTTTTCATTAGAACCGATGCCATAGGCAATATCGGATTTATCTAAAGCCCTAGCTGCTGGCCCTGCGAGTGCTGCAATTACTACAGACAGCGCTGGGTCTAAACCTAATTCATTACTTGCTAAGAATGTTAAGAATGATACCAATACGCCACGTGCGTATGACTTTAGTATCGCCTTTTGTTTTTTGCTGATCTTCATATCTTGCCCCCTATTAGTGGTATATCGAACGGCTTACTGTCTTTGTCGCCTAACTTTGTAAAGCTAATATGTATGTGTCGCTTGTGTGGATTAATGCCTTTGTACTTACGCCACTTCCAATTTAATATCTTTGAGCATATTCTCCCGTTATAGATGACGTATGATAAACGTGGATCCGATTTGGCTGCGATTCTGATCTGGTCAGCCAGATAAGGTGCGAGGCTGTCGGATGACTCCAACCGAGCATTAAGATCAAGACCTCTGACCCACCCGTGTTCGTCTGGATTATGATCCGATTTTCTGGCGGAGTGACGACTATCGCCCAACCATCCTTCTGGACTTTTAGTACACCTATCTGGAAACCACGTATCAACTTGATCTCTTAACTGCACACCAGCTGCACATAGTTTAGGTAGCATTAGTACTAGATAATAGGTTTGGCGGGTGTAGGCAACAAAGCCTCAATCTCTGCCTGTGTCAATCCTAATTTTTCATAAGCACTAATTTTAGTTTGCCGTAATTGTTTAGCATCTAGTATTGCTTGATCTTTGGCAATTCGCCAAGCAGCCCTGTCAGCATCAATTTTTGCTTGCTCTGTATCTGTCAATTCAACAGATGTGTATTCGCCAGTTTCGTGATCGTATATTCCTAATTTATCGTTCATTATGATTTAGCCAATCCATAGATAGATACTGCACCTGTAATGTTTGAACCTGCTGCCTTCAATAAAAAGCCTGTGTAAATTCGATTAACATTTACTTGACCGCCAATGATATATTGACCAGCACTATAAGCATTTAGATATTTTCCATTGTAAGAACCATTAGTGCTGACATTTCCAACATTTTCAAAAAAGATTTGACCAGAACCATATGCAGCACCAGAACTTCCACCCACATCTGCTGTTATTGTAAATTGGCTTGCATTATCGCTAGAGGTTAAAACCTGTGCGCCTGTTCTTGGTTGCTCTAAAGATGAGCCATAATAACTTGCCGTTTGTGTTGTTGGCCCTGCATATCTAAATTGCAAATGCAAGGTATCATCAAAAGTTCCTGCTTCAATATAATCTATAATTGCAAGATAGTTTGTATAAGTTGAGGTAAATACACCATCAAATGCTTGTGAAGCAACATTTGAAAATTCTGTTCTTGATATTAAAGTCATACCTGAACTGCTTGCAGCAGGAGCAGCCCAAGTAGGCACACCACCAGCAACTGTAAGCACGTTACCAGTTGAACCAATAGCAAGCCTTGCTGGTGTAGATCCACTTGAAGAATAAATAGTGTCGCCAGTAGTTGTCATTGGGTTTGTCATACCTGTTGTATCTAGGTTTGCCCAAGCACTACCTGTGTAATAGGTGGTTACGTTTGTATCTTTAAGATATGCAAAATTACCTTCTTGCGGTGATGTTACAGCTGCATCTCTAGCAGCGGCGCTGGCAAAGACCCAGACACCTTGCATCAAGTAGCCATCTACATCGGCTGCGGTTAATACCTCGCCTGTAACAAAGTCTTTAAATCCTAATCCTGCTGCCATTTTTACTCCTTAGTAACTGAGCACATTATAGTCTAAAGTGCCGTAAATATTGTTATTTAAAATTAGAGCGTCTATTACAGGTTCTAAGGTCGTAAAGACCACTCTAAAGCTGTTGGGTGTGATGGTGTTTTGCACGCCAAATATCTGCAATGTTTTATCTAGGGTAGATCCACCTGGCTGAGTAGTGACTACTCTTATAGGGTCAAAGAAATCTAGGTCTAGGGCTGCAATTATGCCTGCATTGTAGTTAGGCGTGTATAAGTCTAACTCGATAGAATCGCATCGCACGCTGGTCTCAGCACGGCTGGCTGTATAAGCCTGAGCGTAATCTAAAGCTACGGCATCGGTCTGCATTAGCAGGTCTTGAATCTGAAAACTATGTATGAAGTATTTGTCTATTGATGCTTGGTTAATGGCAGTCTGTGGCGTGCCACCTGTCCTAGTAACAGTAGATGAGTTAAAGATAAGGGTGTCATCTAGCTTCCAATTAGCGTTAGCGTATGGAATGCCTGTGCCATTGTCATTAAAGGTAGTTGCTGTGCCACCTATTGAGCCAGCGGTTACGCCACGATCTTGATACACAAACTCACCATCTGCGCTCACATATAAAGCGCCATACTCTGAATTGGCTACAGTTTGCATAGCGCCAAGTGAAGTGCGTAATGTGCCTGGATCGTTTTGTAGAGTGGTCAAGCCCGCATCGACATCACGCATAGTGGCTGGCCAGGATATGGAATCCAAAATATTATTAATTCTTGCGCCACTTAATTGTCCACTGCTAGCACCTGCCACAGTAGTTATCTGCGCATTTTGAGCAAGCCTAAACGCATCTACAGCTTGTATGGTTGTATAGGCTACCTCTGTAGCATCTTTAGGTTGAGTATTAACATAGCTTGTAATGAAGCCTGAAAATATAGGATAAGTGGTAGCCCCATAAGTTGCAGTAATTTGCACCTTCTTCATAGGTGTTAAATCAGGAGCGTAAGGACTTAATGGGTTAGTTGGGTTAAAATCGCCATTTTGATCTACGATGCGTAACGTTAATTGGCCTGTTTGGAATTGATCGAATAAAGGATTACGGCCTCTGGCAGTTTGTATGAAATTGATTTGATTTGATACGTCAACAATAATGGCTGCTGAATCTTCTAATATGTTTACGTCTAATATGCCAGTATCTAATATCATCGCCTGGGCAAAGGCTGGCCCAGTGCTAAAATTTATATAAGCGTTAACTACTGGTACTGTCATTGGAATAATATGACAGAGCCACGAGGCACTACGCCATCTCCTAGTTTAATGACATTACCTAACGCATCTTGTATGTATCTCTGTAGATCTTGCTCACTACTTAATACTGCGCCAGTGTTGATTACAGGTGCAATAGTTACTGGTGTTTGTGCCGCCGCCGCCGCTGTAGTCGCACTAGATGGCATACCACCTCGCACTGCGTATTGGCTCATCTGTGCTAAGAACGCATCGGCTTGTGCTTGTAATCTTGCTGATGCCCCCGCAAGGCCAGCGGCTGAACCTTGATCTAATCCCATTGTTTTAAAAGTATTTACAAGGCTATTGAAGATCGCATCGTATTTGCTAGGTAAAGTATTAAGGGCGTTAGCAGCATTAGTAGCACTATCAGCTAAAGTCTTAGCCGCAGCACTAGCTGCTAACTCTGCACTGTATTTCTTGGCCAAAGCCTCATTATTATCTAATATTGCTATCTTTGCCTGTATGCGCAGTTTAGTCTCAGCATCGGTAGCCTCGCCTAGCGCCTTCATTAGGGCTATGCGCTCAACGTTAAACTTTTCTTCTAGTTTATCTACCTCAGACTTAGCCTTCATCTTGTTAATTTCGTCTTGGCGTAATTTATTAGAAGTCTTTAGCCTAGTAATTTCTTTAACACGCTCTATATCTTTAGTGGCGCTAGAGCCTAGTGAATAAGTAAAGTTAGAAGTAGGTTTTGTTCTTTCTGTTTCTCCAAGTTGTTTTAAAATTGTTGCTAGAGGGCCATACAACATTTTTATTGATATGTCTTTTAGTCCTAAAGATTCTAGCAAGCCTGTAAATTTACTTACTAACAAACCTATGCCCACAGTTATATCAGCAATATCTGTTGCTAATTCTGTCATAGCGTTGCTTACATTTTCAATATTTTTATCTTTACCTAATAATGCCAAAGAATCTAACAAGCCTTTGCCAATAATTTCACTTGCATCCGCAGCTGCAACTTTAAGTAAATCCATTTTGCCAGCATAAGTATCTAACCTGGCTGCCGCTTGCCCTGCAAATTTTTGATTTAACTCTGCAAGGATGTCTTCCATTTTGCCAGCCTTTAAGGTGGCTTTGCTAATGCCTGCGCCTAATCTGCTTAATCCTGTGGTGTTGCCTGAGTATCCACGTGTTAAGGCTGCGCTAACTTCGGTTAAGGATTTACCAGTAGCAGCGCTGATATTTAAAGCTGTATTTAAGGCTTCTTGGCTCTTGGTTATTGAGCCAGTAACAGTCAATAATTGCTGGAATGCTGGGCGTAATTGGTCGTCTAGTACGCCTGTGGTGCGCTGTAAATTGCCTATGTAATCTTCTACGGCAGGTGCTGCAAATGCAAATCCTGTATTACGTAATTGTATCTCTAGGGCTTTGGCTGCCTTTTCATCTTCGGCAAATGCTCGCACTGCCTTCTTGCTGTAATTAAATAATGCAGTAGCGGTAAATACGCTTGCAAAAGTTCTGCCTAATTGTTTTACTTGCTTATCAAAGGCTGACACATCCTTCTTGCCTTTATTAAGCGCCTTACCATTCCAGGTGGCTATTGCCGAAACTACTACATTGGCCATTACGCTGCCTTCTTAATCTCTGTTGATTTGTTAAATTTTATAGCTGTGGAATTAATAGCGCCTAGCACTGCTTGATAAACCTTGCCACTATCTTGTGCCCAGGCTTTGTAGATTAAGCGGCCTTTAGTTTTTCGACCACCAGCACGCACGCCTTTAATCTTTGGTTGTGAGGTAAGTCCTGGCATTGATGTAACAAATTGATAGCCAGCAAAAGGATTATTTGATGCATACTCTCTGGTAGATTTGTTGTAAGTATACTCACGTGCTCTAGCCTTGCCTTCAAATCCTTGTACCTTGCCAAAGGTTGTGCCAGGCAGGCTTGGATCGATCTGCTGGAATGGCGCTCTACCTTGTGGGTTTTTACGGCCAGCAGTTTCATATATGCGACCAGGTGCACTTACGTTGTAAACATAATTGCTTACTTTAAATCCATTTTTAAATACTTGATTATCGCCTGAGTTATATCCAATACCAGCCTTGACTGTGCCAGCATCATACTTGGGAAATGGGCGATAATTAATGTTTGCGTTAGGCTCTTTAGTCCAGCC